GGCGCGATCAAAACCCGCTCGATGGCGGGCGAGACGATCGCGTTGGCAAGGGCGGTGTGGACCATCTTTTGGCCCTTGTCGTTCACATAAGTATGGCCGGCGTTGGGCATCCATGCAGTGACGGCCGTGTCGTAGCCATGTTCCTCCGCGAGATATCCAACCAACAGACCCTTTCCGGTAGATCCAAATTGCAGATCCACCACCGCATGTACCAATCTGTCTTTCATGAAAAGAAATTAAGGGGGGAGGCCTCCCTCCCCCCGGTGGTTTTAGAATGAAAAGTCGAAGTATTCTTTGCGAACTCCAAAAATCACGCTGACGTCGTGGTAAACCTTGCGTGCTTTGGTCAGGCCTGGCACCACGTTCACCGGCCAGAAGTGCTTGCCGCAGACTGCTTCGATGTCCTCCGGTGTGAGCATTCCCACGATGCCCGGCAGGCCTTCCGCTTCTGCTTGCTTGTAAAGTGCCGGCAGCCAATCGATTTTGGTGATTTCCTGCACCCACTCTCCGTATTCCTGTCCGCGCTTTTGCTTCCAGACCAATTCCATGGTGCTGCCATTTTCGTCCGCGGTGTAGGTGTAGCTCTGCGATTCAGACATGCCCAAACCATCGGTACGGGTTGCTTTGCAACGGCGCAGCGTGCACCGGTTTCCGTCTTCCCATCAGTTGGTTGAAAAATGATCCGTCCGTGCCGATGGCTTTCTTCTGGATCTTCTGGTTGTTAACTGTCGTCATAACTAAGAAATTAAGGGTGTTTTTCATCGATTGTTCCACAAAGAAAATACACAAAGCGTTGTTACACAATATGTAAATTGTTAAAAGGTGTTAAAAAGCGTTAACGGATCATCCGATCGCGTACGACCCGTAATTGGGCCGGCGCATCTTCCAACTTGCTCCGTACCTTGCAGCATCCAGAAAGTGGTTGTTGGCATCCACCGGAAAATTGGTGGGATTGCCGTCCTTTGTGATTTGCCACGTGTACGCCCGCAATTCTTTGATCCCGTTCGTGCTCCTGCTGGTGACCGCCATCGGTTTACTCCTGAGGTGATCGATCCCAGCCCGCACAGAATCGGCGCCCTTTTTGGTGGCTACGATGTTGATCCCCGCCCGTCTGATTTCCTCGATGCTCTTCGGTTCCGCGCTGTCCGCAACCACCGGCACCCCGTGCGTGCAGAGATCGCGGATCGCCCGGACCAGGTCCATGTTGGTCATGTTGGGGCTGTACAACAGTTCGTCGAAAATGTAACCATCCCCCTCGTAAACCGCCACCAGCGCAGACGGGTCGTTGGTGAAACCGAAATCCAGGCCATAGGCAATCAATTTGGCGGGAACCTCTTTCCAGTGGTTGTACACCGCGTTCACGAGTTCGGCACGCTCCCCCAGGCCGTACACCCGCCAAAAATTCGGATCCGCCTGGCGCAGTCGCTCGATTTCTTCCACCACCGATTCCGGCAGGAATGGGTTGTCGAGATAGGTGGTCTTAAAGAAAGACGCATCCGTGCGGGTGAGAACGTGCGTGTATATCCAACTGTAAGCGTCCGATGGATTGTAATCGAGCACGATCCTGCCGGTGGTGCGCAGAACCAACTGACGCCAGTCTTCCAAACCGATCTCGTTGGCCTCGTTGAGGAACAAAAAATCGCGCTTGCGGCCTCTGACTTTTTGCGGTTGGTCGATCGAAATGAACTCCACCAAATTCCCAAACAGGATGTACGTCGCATCGGTCTTGTTGTGGTGCGCCGGGTCATAGATCCCTTCTTTTTCGCAGATCTCAAAGAAATCGCGCATGGCCGTGGCTTTGAGGGCCGGCAGGGTCTTCCGGCAGATGGTCAACACGGCACCCGACCCTGCATTGCGATGGCACAACTCAATGATGCCCATGAGGATGCTGTACGTTTTCCCCGATCGGCTGCCGCCCTGATGTATTTGGATGCGCGTTGTGCACCCACGAAAATCAAGATAGGTCTTCGCGTATTTCCTCATCGAACCAACTCAATGGTTTGACCTCTTGCACCTTCACCTCCTGCCGTTCCACGTAGCCACGTGATTTTCCTTTCGTTTTGAGATAAAAAATCGTGGCGGTGGTGTCGCCCTCGGAGATGCGCTTGAGCAGGTGCGATTCCGCGAAATCAACGGCCTCTTCGACGATCTGCTCGACGGCTTGCTTGTACTCTGGGTCGCGCATGTATCTGTAGTGCGTGACTCGCGAAATGCCGACGGCCTTGCAGGCGGTGGAGACGATGCCCAAATGTTTTTCGAGGGCCTCAAGCATTTTCTGCTTGTTATTCAATAGGGTCTCTTGCATGAGAAACAGATATCTGGTTCGAGATCGCGGACAACCACGCCCCACTGGAGCACGGCTTCATCCGGAAAAACGTTGGCGATCGTGTCGTAATCCCACCGGCCGCCGTGGGTGTTATCACGGATAATGAATTCTTGCTGTTTGGCTTCCGGCCAGTCCACCAGGTCGACTTCTATCCAATCACCCCGCAAAGGTGGCGTGTTGTTCGCCATGTGCCGCAGGGCCTCCAATCGCAGGTGGCCGGCGAGCAGATATCCCTTTTTCTGCACCACCATGGGCCTGATGTCGTACATCTCCGGGAATTTCGTGAGTGACCTTGCCATCTCTTCGATCTCCGATTTGCCAAAGACCCGCGGGTTTTGCGGGTGTGGCTGGATTTCCTCCAAGCGCATCCAAGTTCTCATTTCAGTCCTTCCCTTATGGCAATTCGCATCTCCTGTATCATGTCGGCCAAACAAGACGAACACATAGTGGCGGCGCGTTTTGTACCGGTGACGTCTTCGTAGAGTTTCGTGAGTTCTCTGGCCTCCTGCGCGGTGATGCGGGATGCGTTTTTGCCGAAAAATTTCTGCAACTGCGTGATGGTTTCGGGTCGCACCTGGCTTTCCCATTTTCCGATCGGGCACTTTGACGTGCGCAATCTGGTTTTTACGTCCATGACGCACCCACAAAGCGTTCCGCCCTCCACCGCGGTGGGCCGGCCGAGGGGTCCACAAGTCCGGAAGGTCATGTTCATCTGTGAATACGGACAGGCGCGACAAATAGCCATACGCCCCTCCGAGATTTTACGATCTGCAAACATTCTTTTTCAGGATTGCCGAGGTTTTGCGCAGGCTGTAATAGACCGTGTGCGGAGAGATCTTGCTTTCTTTCGCAAATTTGTGCATGTTGTAACCGGTGAGTTTGATCTCGAACAATGTGCGATCGAACCACGGCAGACGCGAAAGAATCAAGGCGGTTTCTTCGCGTAACCGCATGGGCGCGGTTTCGATCTCTGCGGGCGTGTCAACGACCACCCCATCCAACAGTTTGTAGGCTTTCGCGAACACGGTTGCCGGTGATACCGACGGGCGAAAACCATCAACCCGTCGTAATTCTCCGCCAGCCAGGCGTTATATATCCTTTGCGCTTTCGAGGTTTCCAATGTGTTCCCTGTAAATCGAGATCAGCGCCGCCAGATCCTGCGCGTTGTATTTCGCGGTGATTTTTGATTTGAGCACGATCGCGTCCGCGGTTCCCTCCCCGTGCTTGCGATCGATCGCCAACCCGTGTTCGTATTGCCTGCCGGCGGGCGCCATATTGCACCCCTTGCACTGCATGTTGACGTTGAGGGGATCCCACCGCGTGCTCACACAGGTCCTCGTGATGAAATGCCCGGCATCCGCGTCCTTCCAGAAAACGACTTTCCCGCATGTGATGCAAGGCCCATATCCAGTCGAATCCGTATCCCGCAGGCGGATCAGCCGGACCATAGAGTGCGAGGATATCGGATTCGCTCAAAGATAAAAAAGGAGCACGCTCCTTCGACATGCGGGGCGCATCCCTGTCGTAATCCGGCCGGTGCCGGGTTTCGCGTATTGGGGTGGCCGTATCCACGTCGTACTGCATGAGCGCCGAAACAATCTCCGGAATTTTCAACCTGTTGTACAGCGGAATTTTTCCACGTTCGATGTTCCTGAAAACCAACTCACATTCTTCGATCGTGAGCGTTGGGCACATCTCCAAGATCGTATCAACGCAATCTTCGAATTCCTCTTGTTCCTGCAGAGTCCTTGCTGCTTCGACCCGCCGGCACATCCGCACCACACGGGCGAACATCCACATTTTCATCTGTGGGCTGCGGCGAACGCACGAAACGCTTGTGCCCTCCGCCTGGGCCTTTTCAGGACTGAATTGCGCCCGTGGATCCACCAGAAGACCACTCTGCGAAGCGGTCCATGTTGAAATCTTTGTTTCTTGGTGTGCTCTTTGGAGGGAAAAGGCCTTGGTATCCATTTGCGATCGAATTTTGGATTGTTGTGATGGCCACGCTTTCGTCGCCGTGGCATTCTTTGTGCAGTTTATGCAGTGCGGTCTGCTCGCCCAATAACGTGTAAGGTTTGATCCGCCGGCGTGCTCTGTCTTCTTTCCACATGCTCCACAAACTCATGAACTCCCTGGAATACCAAGGCATCACCACCTCTGTGGTGTTTTGTTCTTTGGTTTGTTCATTGGTTTTTTTCTTCGGCAACGTTTGCCTATCTGCCCGGCAGTCCTTGCCGGATAGCCCGGCAGCGTTTGCCGGATAGCCCGGCAGAAGGGAACGCATGTAGCGTTTTCTGCCGTCGAACCCGGTGCGGGTGATCAGGTTGTTTTCCTCCAGACGCGCCAGGCTGTTCCGGATGCTCCTTTGTGACACACCGACAAAATTTGCAAGGTATTCATCACTGAAAAAACAGTCCATGTCTTTCCTTGTGAAAGAATCGATCTCCATGAGCACGATTTTATCATACCATTGGAGTCCCTCGTGCTCCCAGACTTCCCGTGGGATCCAAATGCCTTTCCAGTCCCTCATGACGCGGCGAGTTCGTCGGCGTATTTTTTCAGGCGCGTCCATTCGCTCACCGTCATGGGCCGGC